GTGGTCTGGCCTTCGAATTTCAGTTTGAGCTTCCCGGCAGTGGCGTCCACTTTGAGGCTCTGGAGCTCGTCCACGACGCCGACCAGAACGTAGTCGCCGGGTTCGGCCGTCAGTTCAACTTTGCCTTCTTTGATGACCCCGCTGGCAGCGGGAGCCGGGCCAGGCACACGGCCCTCGCGACGTTCGACATCGGTGGTCCGAGCATCGAATGCCTCGACGGCAGTTCCCTCGGGGAACAGCCCTGGTTTTGGGGTGACGACCTTTTTTGCCATCTGGCTACGCTCCTACGGGTTGCGGGGCCGCACCTTCGGGAGCGGCTGGTTTTTCTTCGGGCTGAGGTTCGGGTTCTTCTTCGAGCCGCTTCAGGGCGGTTTCGAGAACCTGGTGGATGACGTCTTCGGGGAAACCCGCTTCCTGCATGGTTTTCCCGATGGCGTCGACTATCTGTTCGGGTTCCGGTCCCGGCGCTTTGAGAAGTTCGTCAGGCTGGTCAATGCCGAACTGCGTCAGGAAGTAGCGGAGGACCGCTGCGACATCCACGTTGTCTACAAAGGGCGCCATCGCAGCCATGAACTGCACCGCGTCGTTGCGTTTCTGCGCCTCGTTTTCGGCTTCGGTGGACCCGTCGACCGGCTCGACATCGACGTTCGCGTTGATCTCGCGCGGGCCGCATTCGATGAATGTGTAGCCCGTGGGGGTGCGGTCGTCGTCGACCCGAATCGTCTGTGTCTGGGTCGTGGAGTCCGTGACGTGCTGGCGGTATAGCTCGCGCATTTGGGCGGTGGCCGGCCGCAGTAGATCGGGGTGGAGGTTCTTGCCCTTCTGCTTGATCCGCTGGTTCGCGGCGGCCTGGACCAATTGGGTGCCGGTGGCGGTTTCCTCCCCCCCACCACCGGTGGAGGATTCGCTGATCCCGGTGGTCATCTCGATGTCGGACTTCAGTGCCTCCTCCTCTGAGACGCCCGACGCCGGGAGATCGGTGAAGGGCATCGGGAAGATTGCCTCGCTCGGTGGGCCGGTGACGGGAACGAAGACCCCGGCGCCCGCGATCACCTTCGCAGGGTTGAGCATCCCGCGCGAGTAGAAGTAGCCGCGATTCATCGCCAGGGTCGCTGCATCACGACGCTGACCCCGCATCGTGTTTAGCTCGTACTGGAGGTGCGCAATCGGCTCGGCCTCCCCTATGCCGCAGAACTCGTGCTCGACCATCGTCGGCCGGTAGATCTGGAAGGGAAGATCACCATGCAGGAAGGGATTCGGCGCGCTCTGTACGACGAGTTCCCGGTCGAGGACCGTGTAGACGTTGTCGCGGTCGTGGTACTCCCAAACCTCGTGAAGCTCGTTACCCTCGGTCTGGTAGTTCGACATCCCGGCGGCCTGCATCCGGTCGGCCCAGACCTCACCCCGCTTGGTCGACGAGCCCATGCCTTTGACCTTCTCGAGGTCGAGGTCGACCCAACCGCCGTTCTCCCCCTTGGCGCGACGCTCCTTACCTTCCTGAACCCGCTCCTCGATGTACTCCATCGTGCGCCAGGTGCGGTGAATGACGTAGCCGCACGATTCGAGGTCATAGGCGATCGGATCCCAGAAGAAGTCGAAGATGTCCACCGATTCGGCCATTGGCCCCTGGTAGACGAGGATCTGTTGATCGGTCTTCAGCTGGTAGCCGTCGCTGCTCTCCAACGGTACGACCTTCACGCCCTTGCGGAACTTGTTCTGCCAGAACATCTTCTGGACGCCAAGGCCGTACCGGAGACCCGAGCGCACTGTTTCCTGAAGACGTAGCTCGTAGCCCATCTTGCGCTGGTCGCGCTCGAAGAGGCGCTTGATCGGCTCGCAAGCTTCAACCGTCTCCGGCTTCGCGTCGTTGGGCTTGACGCTCATCTGCGGGTCGCTGGCTAGCAAGCGCGGCAGGTTGGTCTCGATGACGGTGAAGATGTATGGAATGAACAGCTCCTCGCCAAAGACCCGTCGGAACTCCTGGACCACCGTGTCCTTGTCGTTCGGCGTGTTGGCCTGCGCGTGCTGGCGCTGGAGCCGCCGGTAGTTGCGGCTCAGCCCGTACCAGACGTTCCAGCGATCACGGAAGCTCTTGTGAAGTCGCTCGCTCGCGTCGAAACGCTTTCTGACCTTCTCGAGGATCGCCTTCTGTTCGGGCGAGTGTTCGTCTGGGGAGCCGAGCTTTGACAACTACGCCTCCGGCGCGGGCTCTTCGTCCGAGGACTCCGGCGGTGCGGGCTCCTCGGCTGGCAACTCGATCTCCGGCGCCGGGCCTTGTGAGTCCGTGATGGGGATGGTGAGATCCCCGACCCGCAGATCCTCGGGCGCGGTCGCGACCTTGACCCGCGCATCGCGCGTCTCGAAGTGAAAGGCGAGGCCGTGCGTCTCCCACTCCCCCTCGTTGCTCGGCAGGCGCAGAGAGGTGATGTGGAACTGGCCGCCGATCCGCTCGAAGAACGTCAGCATGTCGGAGAGGGCCGCAATCGTAGGGGCGTCGGCACGGTCGGCCAGGGCGGCGGCGGCGCGGGCGGCCGCTTCGTCGCCGGGGAAGAACCCGTTTTGCTGGTTCTCCTCGAAGACGGTGCTGAACGGGCGCTGCTTCATCTGGCCTCCTCAGTTGCCCCCGCGCCGGAAGTGCCCGTAGAGCTCAGGGTCCGCTGGCGCGGAGAAGTAGTTGCTTTCGCGGTGCGCGACGATCTCGTCCATGCGGTCTTCGTGGCGCCCGGCGCATTGGCGGACGTGGCGCTCGAAGTCCGAGTACTGCGTCATCGTGAATTTCTTGCCGCAGCCGGGCACCGTGCAGAGCAGGTAGCGCTTTCGCTCCTGCATCGAGGGCGGAAGGATCAGCCCCAGTGGCACAATGTCCTCGCGGGTGTCAAGTGAATACTTTGCACTTTGCGCCGCCAGTATGGAGCGGCGCTCAGACGACTAGCCGTAGCGAGGGTCGTACCCGCCGAGACGCTGGCTAGCGACGACGAAGGCGCTCTCGCCGCCCTCAACGTCATCGTCCTCTCGCACGGGTAGCTCGCGGGCTACCTGCTGGGCGATCATGTATGCGGAGAGGAGGTCGTCGAACTTACCTGGCTCAGCCTCGGTGGTGCCCTTCTCGGTCCGCGTGTAGGTGCGAATCTCGCTGGCCAGGGCGCGGGACTTGATCCCGTCTGTCTGCTCCTGGAGCAGACCCGCCATGCCGCCGACCATCTCGGGCTTGGTCCTCTGGTTCGTGTCCCACCCCAGGCGCAGCTCAGTTCTCTCGGAGGACTGCCCCGTTCTCTTGGGCCGGTAGACGAAGGGGTAGTGGTAGTCGAGGTAGAGAATTCGGAGGAGCTGGACCCCCCATCCACCAGTGCGCTCAATCGCGAGCCAGGCTTCGTTGAACCAGAGTGCGACGAGTAGGCAAAGGGGAGCGAGCTGCTCGGGTTCAATCCGCGACCGGTACTCGGCGACCTGCTCGCGCGTCCTGTGGTCGATCACCTGGATCGCGTGGTAGTCGGTGTCCTTGGTCGTTTCCGTGCGGCCGCCGGAAACGTCGACTGCCGCGATGTACTGGCGACGGCCCTCGCGCTCATCGTCCGGGAGCCAGAGGCGAAACGGCTCCTTCGGATTGACCAGGCCGCGTTCGCGCGGCAGCCACAGCGCCGATTGCGGAACCTCGATGTCGTCGCCAACACGGTTGACCTCCGTGCCCATCCGCTCAACTTGGAAGTCGCCGATTTCCGGGCCCGGGTTCTCGACAGTGCGCACCCGCGGGTCGGTCACCTCGACGCGATCGACAAGCTGCTTGACCCGATAGGGATCGAAGACCTTCTGGCCTGTTGCAATGAAGGACTCCTCGGGTGAGGACGGGTACTCCTGGTGGAAGATGCGGATGTCGCCGCCGCACTTATTGGCGATGGTCGAGCGGCGCCAGTTCAGTTGCTCGGGGCTCAGTTCGAAACGGTCGACCAGTTGAGGCTCTTCCTCGGCGTAGGGGTTACGGGCGTCGCCGATCTCGAACGCTTCGCGCTCGGTCTCGCTCGCAAAGGCCAGGGCATATTCCGTCTCCTTCCACCAAGGCCAGAAGAAGGCAACGAAGTCCGAGCGGCCCTCTTCGGCGTCATCCCAGATGTCCTTGAACGCGTTGTAGCCGTTGGCCGTCGACTCGTAGACAACCAGCGAGTCGGGTGTATCAGGGACGCCCTGAAGCAGGGCGGTGAGCTTCTGGAGGATCTGCGGCCAGAAGGCGATCTCCGAAAGGTGCATCCGCGTCGGCGTCACACCACGGCCGGCGTCATACTCGCCCGCCGTGTCGACCGCGTAGGTCGAGTCCGGGAACGCCTCCCCCTCCTGCCACATCTCGTCACCGGCGAAGTGCAGGAACTTGGACCGGCGGTGGCGCCCGAGCTTGGGCTTCAACTCCGCATCCTTGGGGAGCCCCGTATAGATGCGCTCCCCGATCCGGTAGAGCTTGTCCCCGGTCTTGGTGTCCTGTGCGACGACTGCGGCGTCGACCCGCTCGTGCAGCGTGCACTCGTGGATGAGCTTGGCCTGCGTGTAAGTCGAGAAGCCCAGCTGGCGGGCCTTCAGCACGATCGCCCGCCGCGGTTTGCCCGCCGCCCGCTGGGCCTCGAGCTGGCGGTCTAGCTCGAGCTGCCCGGGTTTCAGCTTGAGTAGCACCTTCTCGGCGCGCTTGTCGACGATGTGAGCGAAGTTCTCCGCCCAGAAGGGGAAGTCGTTGCGAACCCGCTCTCGGATTGCATCGATGTCGGTTGGCGCGGGCTGCAAAGTGTCCGCTTGGCACTTTACGTTCCTTCCCAGTCGCAACCGCCACGGGAGACGATCTACATGCGCAGAGCCCTTGTCGTCGCTGCACTCACCCTAGGGATGGCCGGACAACCGGCCCAGGCATTGCGCCCATCCCTGCTCCCCACCTGCAAGATCGTCCGCAGCTCCCCAGCAGCGCAGACCCACGAACAGCGGCTGAGCTGCGCGGCGCCGGCTGGGAGCCTGACGACGATCTGGCTTCGCACCTGTCGCCATTACGGGCGGCCGCGTCTCACCTCGCGGCCCTGCTGGCTGTAGCGGCCTATTCCAACGAGTAGCAGTGCGGCTGGCCGACGTGCAGCGTCGCGTACCCGCCCGGCCCGACGCCCCAGTGGAAGACCGCCTGGCATTCTTCCTGCCCGAACTTCGTTTCGTAGACCGTCCCGCCGACGCAATCGATGCGGCTTTCGGAGATCCGTTCGCAGCTTGCCCCGTAGGCGATGCACTGGCCGTCGCCTTCGCAGATCCTCTTCTCGGCGTCTTTCGTCGCGGCCTTAGCCCGGTAGTAGCTGAGGTGCCATTGGAACGCCTGCGCGGTGCCCGCTAGAGCCACGAAGACCAGCAGGGTCCCGAGCAGCATCTTCGTCTTCAAGGATTCCTCCCCCGTCGATAGATGAGACGCGGGAGATCCTAAACGGAACCCGCTAGAGCCCGAGCCTTTTCGCGAGCCAGTTCCCGCCGCACCAGCGATTCGGCGTTCGCCCGCGGCATCCGCTTGGCGGCCTCCCGGACCCGAGCCTCGAAGGTCGCGGGGACGCCTTCCGCAGAAGGTGCGGCCGAGGGCAGATCGACACGCCGCAGTGCTGTCCTGCCGAAGTGCCCCAGCCCCGCCTCGCGCCGCAGGTACTCGCTCGCCGTCAGACCCGCCGCCGTGGCCCTCTCCTCGACCAGGAGCTTCTCGGCAGGGGTGACCCGCAGGCGGAGGATCTCGGTCCGGTTGAGGGTGTCAGGCACGGTCTGAGCAGCGTAGGCGCTGGATCGGCGGTTTGTGGCTACAAACGGATAGTGCAAGTGGATACGTGTAGGTGGTAGGAGTCCCGCGCGTATGGGACCCACTGCGCCGGAGGGGGTGGGCGGGGGTCTACGCAGACGTGCCAAGTCGATATTGGCATCGACGGTCCTCGCAATCCTTGTTGTAGTGCGGGACGCGATGGTCACTGTGTACTGCGATGAGGCCGGATGGTGCTGGATCAGGCGCAGCGAGGTAGGCCCGATGATGGGCACGTTGAGCAAGGTTGCTCTTCGTCGCCCACCGTCTCACGGCGCACCAACCACCCCGTCCCCTTCGGGAGATCCGCTACGCCGTCGAACGTCGCCGCCTCGACTGCAATCCCTCCAGTCCCGTGGTTCTCTATTGCCTCTGTGACGTGGGGCTGTCGTTGAAGGGTCATGCGCGGGGCTCAGCCGGAGTGGGCCTTGCCGCTCCGTTTGGGCTGGCCGTTCAGGGTGCCGAGATCCTCGACGGCTCGCGACAGGCACTCGCTGACCGTGTCGATAGGCGATTTGTTGGCGAGTCGCTCCAGCAACCTCTCCTGCAGCTTTGTGACGACCTTCTCCTGCTTCTCGATTAGCTCCTTCACGCTGCCTCCTCCTGTGGTTGATTTTGTTCGCGGGCCAACCTCTCCAGCGCCGTCTCAGCCTCACTGCTCTTCCCGTTGCCGTTCCCGTTTGTCGACGAGGATTTGGAGCGGCGACTTGGCCTCTTCGCCGCCTGTTCTTCCCGGCGCTCCATGTCGTCCAAGGTTGCGAAGTGCTGGCGTAGGTTGACCGACTCGGCGTGGCTGATCTTCCCCGGCCGGCGCTTCTCCAGGACGCCGATCTCTCGCTGCATGAGCGCGATGGCCCTCTTCTTAAGCCGAGCGATGGAGTCAAGCGTCTGGTCTTCATCCCCTGGCTTGGGCGGCGGCCCGTGCTCTTCGTTGTACTCGGCGATGTATTCGTGGACCCG